TAAAGTGTATGCAGTTTGAGAATTTACAATTGTAAATACTTGTTTCTCAAAACTAGCAAAACTTTCTGCGGGTCTGTTACCTAAGTAAGCCAAGTGTATTCTCCTATGTACTTATATCGTCTACAGCGCCAACGATAGTATCTAAAGAAGAAGCAGTGTCTGATTGTACATACAACTGATCTCCTGAAGCAAGAACTATCTTCGAACCTCCGTCAATTAGTTCTAATGATCCACCCGATACGATTGGTGCATTTTTTATTAAATAGTAATCAGTTGATGATCTTTTAATAAAAGCATCAACTTGAATTGTTGAAGTTGTTGTGTTAGCCATTCTAACACTAATTAAAGTATCAAAACTATTTGCAGCACCACCTAATGCATCTACTGCTGAAGTTCCCGTGTTTCTTGTTAAATAATTTCTAAAATTTTGTGCCATAATCCTTATTTACTACAGAGCGATCGACATTGCAATCACGAAACCTGCAGTTACTCCTCCTGATATTGTTAAAGCTCCATTACTAGCTAGTGTTGCATCTCCTGATACAGCCACTTCTTGATAACTAGTGCCATCTCCAACTAGTATTTTTCCTGAAGTATTATCAGGCATTTTTAGCTGTGATCCAACAGTCACATTACCTATTGTGACTAAGTTTGAATTAATTTTATTACTTATATTGGTTACATGATTACCCATGTAAGCGTGAGATGAACATTGATAATATAAAATATTTGGAGTTGTTTCATCGACAGCAATCTGTGTATATGCACCAGAACTACCTGGAGTTCCATTTGTAGTTACACCTGTTGTGTAAGCTGTAGACTTATCTGATTCTAGATAAAATCTTAAAGGATGTCCACTGTTTGATGAGTCTGATTGATCGAATCTATAGTATTGTGCATAAGCTGAGTTTGATGCATCTACACCAGTTAGTCTCAAAGCAGGTGCCTCTAATCCACCTAAATAATACGCATTACTAGAACCCGCACCTTGATATGGGTGATTACCAGATTTAGCTGCTACCTTTACGGTAATTATTTTTGGCGCCGACGAAGAAGCATTTTCTTCTGGAAAAGGAAGATTAATTTTTGAACCTGGTACTGTACAGAAAACATCTTTTGATCCTGAACCAAAATCAACAGCAGCATCGCTATTAGAACTAGAGATAATATAAGTTCTAGTTAATGTGCTTGCCCCTGAATTTAAAGTTCCAAAACCAATTTCAAATTGTGTTGTACCAGTACGAAAAATACAATAGTATGTTGTATTACTTCCACCAATTCCTGCAGAAAAAGTTTCAAAACCTGATACAGCTCCAGCTAAGGTGAACGCACCTGTTCCTGTAGTCGTAGAGGTTTCTTTAACCCTATCGTTAAGTATAAACGCCATGTTATATTCCTATTACGATGTTAAACTAATAATCGCATTTGCTGGTGTACTCGGATCAGGGAATACAATAGTGAAGTCACCATTGGTTGCTGTCTTTGTTCCACCAAAATCTAAAACTACACACAACTTATCTGATTTATCATCATTATAAATAACTCCATAAGCTGCACTAAAAGTTGAGCTTGGAAAATTTAAATTTGCAAAATCAACTGTTGCCGTTCCTGTTCCAGTCGCAACCGCTTGACTTTGTAACTGTAATCCTCCAGTTGTGTATCCAACATTAGGACTACTAGTACTAACTTCATTAGAAACTGATGAAGAATAAGCTGTATCAGTGGGTGCGTAAGGTGAACCAGATCCGGCTGTGTACAAAGCTAATTTAAAAGAGTCTCCTCCATTTGCAAAATTATGCGTTCCTGAAAGTAATTCACTTTTAAAACTATGTGGTACTACATTTGCCATTTTTTATCTCCTTATTACGGTGATGGTGATTTAATAACATTACGAATAACACCATCTTGATATTCGTCTCTTCTTCTTCGACCTTCTTGTTCTATCGAATATGAAGCTGCTGATCTCTTATAAGACATCTCATAGTATTGTAACAGATCTGTGGGACCTTTCAAGTACCCATATGCTTCTGCGAGACATGCGTATAAAAGTAAATCTTGATATTTATTTGATAAATATGTTCCTACCGTAGAAGCTGGATTAGCTGTCGTTGGTTGAGTTGTACTAGTTATGCTAAATGGCTGTTTCATATAAGCCAAAGTTATTTCGTAAGTTGCATTTGGAGTAGGTGCTACCACCCAAAAATTAGCATCCCAATTAGCATAATATTTAGGAATACCTGAAGCAGTTCCGGGAGTATCGTAAAAAGTAGCCATATAACTAGTTTCTTTTTTCTCTAAAAAAGATTGAGTATTGGGTGTTACGTTTGTATCTTTTAATTGAACATATCTTATATTTCTTAAATCTGAGGGTATGGTTACAAATCTGTTTCCATTAACTAAGTTAGAAGTAGCGTAAACTCTATTATCGTCCGTATCTATTTCTCTATATATTCTATTTTCTGCATTTTTAATAATTGTATCTAAGATAGTATCAGATAAAACACCACTATCTACCTCTGTGTAGTTTCTAATATCAGTTCTTAAATTTGCTAAAGTGTATGCCATATTACGGTGTTAGAGTTACAGGCCCTGCTGTGACTGTCATTCCTCCTGAGTCTTCTGTTATAGTTGGTGTTGATCCTAATGTAAATGTATACTTATCTGTTGTTGTAACTGTAATAGAAAAACCAGATGCAGATTCGAAAGCAGAAGGCGCAACTCCACCTAAAGATCCATCTACGTTTCTAAATACTACTATATCACCTGTAGATCTCCCGTGATTTGTTTCTGTAACAGTAACAGTTGTGGATCCACTAGTTATAGAAAATGGATTTGGTCCTAGTAATCTTGCTACAGCAGGCTCAGTTCTATCTGGTCTTGCATTACGTAAACCTTGTGGTTCCGCTACAAATCTTTTTGGTTCTAGTTGTGGATGTTTTTTTTCATATTCTGAAGTATGAACTCTAGCACCATTCCATTCTATAACCATTTCTTTGTACGGAAATTCCATACCAGATCTGTCAGATATAAACTTTGAATACTTACCAACAGCCATTAGTTAGTCTCCGTAAAATAAGATTTAGGTGTAATAAATGTACTAGAAGATGACCCATCTTCTGATAAAGCTCTTTGGAATTCATCCTCATAAAATAATTTAAATTGTTGTGATCTTTGTGGTGCGTATTTTTGAGATAAATAATATGTTAAACCTGAAACCATACAAGGTACAAATCTATACGGAACATCTGCTCCATTTGTATATGCACCTGCATCTTGTATTCTTTTTACAAAAAAGAAATTTAAAAACTTACCGTTCTCAGTTGATCCAGGTGTTAAATATAAATTGATTGTAATTTTATCTATAAATCTTTGTACAAAATATTGTGATGGTTGACCTGTAGAAGATTTATTTGATAGGGCTTGATATGCTGATCTAGCTATTTTTGTTAAAGGCACATCTATACTACTATCGTTTCTAAAACTAGCTTCTAATATATCATCAGCTCCATTTACAAAATTAGTCACTGTATCACCGCTGCTATGTGATGCTGCTGTTGTATCATCAGCTGCTCTTGTTGCACCTGTTAAATTTAAAGACGATATTCCTGTGTAAGAAATTATTTCATTATTAATTTTAATTTTACCAGATGACGGCATGTTTGTTACAGATGTAAGAGGTATGGTTGTTACACTACTATTTATAGCTGATGATAAAGTTGTAGTGACTCCATTAGATGCTCCCTCTGCCGAAGATCTAAATATAGTATATTCTGTTTGATCAGTTGCTAATGTTATAGATGTGTTTTCTACTTCCCAATAGTGAAGACCACGGTTGGCCCACTCTTGAAACATAATATTTAAAGTTCTTCTAGAAGTTTTTAACTGATATCCAGATACATTTTGAATACCCATTCTTTCAAAAGATTCTTCTACTATTTCATCAATAGAAAAATTTTTTTCAAAAACTTGAGTTCCAGAGGTAGTGTTAGCCATTTAGCCTCCTACTTATCTATAATAACAGTTACAGTAGCATTTGAAAGAGCAGAAACAGTCATTCCACCATCAAATACAATTCCATCTTCTGCAAGATTATATGCAAATACATCTCCTGCTGGAACATCAACTTGAAATTGTGTTACTGAGTTTCCGTCTTGTAAAGTAACTGAACCTGCAGAACCAGATGAGGCTAAAATAATTCCTCTTAATCTAGTTCTTCCTGCAAATACAGAACCTGTTGAACTTTTTCTAACTGCTTTTACGTCTGATTTCATTATCCCGTATATCCTATTGTTACAGAGTCTGTTGTAGTTAAATCTAAATAGACTCCTGTTCTAAACCTTATACCAGAACCAGGAACAAATACATCTAAACCTTCAGAACTAAACTTAGCTTGAAACTCTAAAGAACCTGTAGCGTCTGTTCCGTCATGTAGTTTTACCAAACAGTCTGATCCACCATGAGCCATAATATAAGTTACTCTGCATGGTCCTAAATTTACACTTCCACCTGTTATAGTTTTAAATCTTCCATCAGCTGTTAGTGTTGTAAACTTTTGGTCACTTGAAAATGATCCACCGCCTGCCATAATATTCTCCTAATAAGGAGCTCCCGAAGGAGCTCCAAAATTATTTATTAACTTAAATTGTTATTTTGTAGATATAATACAGTTGCAGTTGCTGCACCAGCAGAAGCTGCTGATCCTGACTGATTATATGTAGCTACAACAGTAACATCAGAAGTCCCAATATCAATTAAATTTCCTATTTGAGATACATCTGAAGTTGCTAAAACTCTAGCTTGTGATCCTGCTGCTAAAGCATCAGCAAATTTATCAGCTGTAGTTCCATCTCCAAAATCAATAGTGTTAGCAGAGCCTGCATCGAAAGCAGTTGTAACATCTAAAGTAATTTGAAAAATTTGACTGTTCGCCGGTAATGTTGCAATAGTAGTTGTACTACCATTTGCACCAAAAACAATTTTAGCTGATTGAGCCATTAATACGAAACCAGTATTTGCACTAGCTCCTTCTCTTATCGTTCCCGCTTTTACCGGTCCCGAAAATGTAGTTGTTGCCATAATTATCCTCCTAGTTTTTTCGAACGCAGTCTCTAGGCCGTCGACTATACTCGTCTACGTTCTGATTAATTGTATAGTGATTAGTTTATATAATAGATTTAAGTAGAGTGCAAGAGAGCCTACAGTGTGGATTGGATTTTTCCAACGATGTAGCTTTTTATTAAGTAGCTACTGAAACTTCGGGTGCAGCGTCTTCTACCTTATTTAACAGATGCTCTCTTTTGGCCTCTGCAATTTTTATATGGCTAATGACATCTCTAACTTTTCTGTCAATCTTAACCATATTGAGAGTATAT